GCGTTTCGGTAACATCAACGCCCGGTTTTAATTTAACTGATGCGTGAGGCATAGTTGATTACCTTGTCGGCGTTGCTGCGGGCGATACTGAGTCTGAAGACCATGCAGATCCTTCAAACTTCTTCCTGTACTCTTCAGGAACAGCACCTTGTTTGAGGACCTGATATTGAGCCTCATACGACTGAGCCATTGCAGGGTCATCGCTTTCACGGCCAAAGTTGCGTTGGAACGCACTAATGTAAATCATACTGGCCATGATAAGCATATCGGGAAGATTTGTGCTTATGAAAGATGTTCCCGTACCAATGGTCGGATAACCGTCACCACCAATTGTTGGATAAAGCGTCTGGAGCCTAGCTGTACCTGTAATTGTCAAAGGGTAATTTGAGTTAGGGTATGGGCCAACAATGATGTTGTTAGCGTTGTTTCCGCTGGTTTCGGCATCTCCACCATACATGGCAAAAAACTTTGGGACTCCAGTGCTGCTAGAGTCGTTGTAAACATTTTGTAAAAATTCTTTTGCGGCTGGGAGCAAAGGTATTTTTGCTGTTCCAGACGTTACGGAAATTGTCTGCACTGTAACAAAATCATTTGAAGAAATGCTGAATTGGTTGTTACCAGTGGTTAAGCTGTACACTGTGTTCTGGCTTTGCGATGGCAGAAAGTCCAAGTCGCGTTGAATGCGAAGCTCTGCGTAGTTTAGCATCTGCGGGATGATGACATTAAATTCAGCGTTTGTGCCAACAACAATTTGGTTGCTACTGCTATTGGTCACAGTTTGATAACCCACAACGGCCATGTTGGCGATCTGGGTTACATAGCCATTGTAAGTGAGCGGCGTTGTCTTGGGTGTTGCTGACATGGCGTCCTGCTACAATAAGGGTTATTGTTGAGTTCTACCAAATATCAATGCAATGTTCTAGTGTAGATAATCAATCATTTTTTTCGGTCATAAGCTTTAGGTTTTCAAGCAACCGCTCATTATTTGGGTCTAACTGGATGGCTAGTTCGCATTGTTCAATGGCTGCTTCTTTCATGCCAAGGTTCCAAGCTGCAATGCTTGCATAGTCATGTGGCTTTGATCCCCACACCTCAGGATCGACCGTATAGACCAATTCACGGTCTTTTATGGCCAATGCAGATAGCGCAGCGCCGTAGCATTCAGCCCACATATGCCTTTCATATGTTAGCTTGGCTACTTCAACCCAAGGTTCGCGGGTATTAGGTGCTTCCACAACGCCCATACGCGCAGCGCGTATAGCACTGTCCCAATCGCCAAGTTCTGAATGGCAGCGTGATATTACCCTGTATGCATAGCAACGCTCATTAGCCCAGTTAGCACCGGGCAGCGCCAGATACCTGTTGCACTCATCAATAGCCTTGGCCCAATCTCCGTGAAATGACAGTTCGCGGGCGTAATAAAACGCATTTCGCGGATCAATTGGATCTTCCTTAACGGACATCTCCAATAGCGGCAGATACTGGCCACGGCTCTTGGTATTGTCCGGCTTGTGGATCACCAAAAGCATTTCAGTCTGGGCGTATTTTTCATCAATCAAATATGGCACGGGGTATTCGTGGCAGGGATGCATCCAGCGATAGCCATGACGTGCGTGGATCTTTTCGTAAAAGAACGCAATCCCAGCGCCCCAATCAAACTTATAGCGCAGACGGGTTGTGCCTTCTTCCCACACACGCTCAATTTCTTCACGCCAACCGGGCTGGAGTTCTTCGTCTAAATCCAGACTGACGCAGATGTCGATGTCCTTGGGGATCAGGGCCAAGGCAGCATTGCGCGCATCGTCAAAGCGCCAAGGCGTGATGCAAATGGGCGACACTTTTGCGCCATGCTTTTTTGCAAGCTTGACTGTATTGTCGGTCGATCCAGTGTCCGCAATTAAGATTAGGTCTGCATCTTTGGCAGAGTTGCAGAAACGCTCGACAAACATCTCTTCATTTTTTGAAATAGCATAAACACATATTTTCATAAATATAATCTTATATTATTGTTAAATATCTAAAGCCAAGCTTATTTTCTAAACTAAGCGTCTTTAGCGCCTGCAAACTCTTCGCGCTTCTTAGCTATATTGTAGATGGCTACACGATCCATTTCTGGGGTATAATCCTCACCCAAAATCTCAAATGCCTTAGTCGCCATTGGCGCTGTAGCTACACTAGCCGCAGCTTGATTTGCAAAGCCATCCATCGTAACCGTACCACCAACCTTAGAGTTGCCGGTGGGCTTGAAGTTTTCCATGTATTCACTCACGCGCCAGTAGGTAGCCGGAATGCCAAATTCTGTTTCAATGCTCAATAAAAGTGCCATGATCTTTCCTTTAAACTAATGCTACGAGTTTCCATGCGCCATTGTATATATAAAACCTGTTGTTTGTTGTATCATAATACATTGGCACGGTTCCAGTAATAGCTGTAGGTACGCCGCTAGGTGCGCCAGCGGCGGCGGGGATGTAGAAGAAGCCACTTGTCATGGCTGTTGCACCAGCAGGAGTGGCAGTGTTACCCTGCATCGTTGTTGTGCTTGTGCCAGTTGTTGATCCAACTGTAATGTTGGTCGTGCTGCCAGCGGCACCGCTTGCACCAAGGTTGAGTGTTTTAGTGCTACCGCTTGCAGTCACTCCATAAGCAATGTTTACAGTCTGCGAAGCGGTAGATAGCCCAAGCCTAATATCACCAGTACCAGTGCTGCGCCCTATCTGAATTACGCCAGAGCTACCCGGAGTTACTGTCAAACCAGTACCAGTTACAGTTAAAGTACCACCACTACTTGCTTGACCAGTAAGAGTTGTTACGCCAGTAACACCAAATGTTCCAGTTACATATGAGTTACTAGTAGCATTAATACTAGTACACGATATAGTTCCAGTACTAATACTTCCCATATTGCCATCAAATTTTGATGTGCCAGTAACATATAAGGTATCAATGCCAACTGCATATTTATTAATATTAAATATTTTATCAGTAATAACGGGTTCTTTAAAATAATTTCCGTATAGTGTGTCAACTGAAACTTGGGTACCGACTGAACCGAGCGATGTATCGTAAGTTGCAGTACCAAAAAGGTTCATATATGCTGTAGTGACAGTATTGCCAGCAGGGGTGCTATTATCCGTATACGTTGTAGCGGGTTGCTTAATGCCAATACCGTTTGTTGACCATGCAGCCGCAGAAACCGCTGTGCCACCAAGGGTAGTCGTTCCAGTTATTGTTGGACTGTTTGCCAGCGCCACGACTGTGCCAGTGCCTGTTGTGGTGTAGCTAGTACCCCACGCTGTGCCAGTGGAGTTTGCTATGCCAGCGCCGGGATAGACCGTAGGGCCAGTAGGGCCTGTAGGGCCAGCAACAGAAGATGCAGCACCTGTAGGGCCAGTTGGTCCTGCTGTGCCTGCTGTACCTGTTGGGCCTGTAGGCCCTGCTACTGTCGATGCATCGCCTGTAGGTCCTGTTGGACCTGCTGTGCCTGCTGTGCCAGTAGGGCCTGTTGGACCAGCAACAGTAGATGCAGCGCCTGTAGGTCCTGTTGGTCCTGTTGTGCCTGTTGTGCCAGTAGGCCCTGTAGGGCCAGCAACAGAAGATGCGGCACCAGTTGGTCCTGTTGGTCCTGTTGGTCCTGTAGGCCCCGGAGCACCGGAAGTTACGAAAAGAACATTTGGCCCTGTTGAACTGGTATACGAAAGAGGCCCGCAATTAATGTTTAGGAAATTAACAACTGTTCCGCCCGGAGTGGCATTAACTCGCATATACCCAAGGAAAACACCAGTTGTCTCGTAATTAAAGTCTACAAGCTGGACGTAACTTCCCGCTCCCAAAAATCCAATAAATGCGGCACTGCTTAACGTAATTAAGTTATTTGTGCCGTTTCCAAATGCAGTAAAGGCACCAGCAGCGGTTGTGTATTGTTGGACTGCAGACGCACCAGTAGCGCCTGTAGGGCCTGTAGGGCCAACAACAGAAGATGCAGCGCCTGTAGCGCCTGTAGCGCCTGTGAGGCCTCTAGCGCCTGTAGGGCCAGTTGAGCCTGTACCACCTGTTGGCCCCGTTGGGCCAGTTCGGGTGGTAGAGACAGCCCCGGTTGTTGTGCGACGAGACACACCATCTTGAACAATTTCCAACTGCTCTGTACCATTTAGGGAGATTGCAAGTGGAAGTTGAGGAATTGTTGTATTGGCCATTATTAAAATCCCGTCTGCTTATTTTCCACACTAGCACCGTAATCCAGCACATTAATCAAAGGACCATATATCATATAAAAGTCGGCATCAAGGATGGTATCGCCAGCGCAGTAGTGGAAAGCCATCAGAAGGCCGTCCACACGGCTGTGCCGGAGAGGATGCCAGCCAGCTTTAGCATTTGCTTGTTAGCTTTACCACCCTTAGCCATAACTTACCCCTATGTTACTAATACAATATACTA